TGTTTAATTTGCGATTATGCAAACTTAGACCCTTCCTTTATAATCAGAAAATACAAACAACTTAAAGAAGCTAATGCAAAGAAATTATTTAGAGGTAAAAATTTAAATAAATTTCTTACTCATTACATTTGTAGTTTTCACGAAGACCCAACAACAAAATATTATTATGGTTAAAAATACAAAGTTTGATTTAGATTTAGAGTATGGACAGATACGAGAAAAAAGAATAGAAAAATTATTAAAAGAAAGTAAGATAGAAATAAAGACAGAAAGAAGTTGGTGGCGAAAGACTGGCAACATAGCAATAGAATATGAATATAGAGATAAACCAAGTGGAATATTTAAAACAGAATCTAAATGGTGGTTTCATGTTCTTGAGTTAGATAATAAAGAACATTGTATGTTAGTGTTCAGAGTATCAAGATTAAAAAAGATAGTTAACAAATATAAAAAGACTCATACAAAAAATATAGGAGATTACAGAGCAAGTAAATGTGTTGTTCTTCCTATTAAAGAATTGTTTAATGAGGAGTGTTATAAGTTATGATGATATTTAAAAATATAATTATGTTCTTAATGT